GCTTGGGTTGCAAACGCAGTTAGGCTATCCGTTGAGAATGTTGTCTCAAGATAGTCTTGGATCTGCGTTTTGAGTTCGCCCCAATTCACGCCATCGGCCCTCTGCTCATAACACCTTTAGTCGCAGCGCCCGTTCCGCGCATTTTAATTCCCGTGGTTTTAACCTGCGTATTCGGGTTGATAGCTACACCATGGGTCGGCCTCCAATCTGGCTGGAGGTTATAGGGTGTTTCTTTACCTGAATAATCGGATGTGGTTAATTTCTTTCCCGTCATGGTATGCGGTTCCGCATAGATTTCAGCGGGGCCGATTTCCTTGCCCTTAACTTTCATTGAATATTTCATGGCTTATCCTTGGTTTTTGACGCGAGCCATGTTTCGACCCATCTTTCTCATCATTTCTGATGTAGGCCCGCCCTTGCGTAACTTAGTCATGGACTTACCAGGATGCATATGCTTTTCATGCTTATGAATTGCACCGGCAATCTTTTTATCTTGTTTCATACCATCTTTCATATAGACTCCTAAGAGGCTGAGACACTGTTTAACAAAGCCTGACCTATAAGATGATTGGGTGTCATGCCCGAATCTATAGATCTTGCACCGCCCACGGGGTTAAATCCCCATTCTATGGTACGACTTCCCTCTAATGGAACTCCCGTATAGAGGGGGTTGGTGCTAACAACATTATCCACGGTTTGAATGCCGTTGTAACCTGATTGGTAATATGAGTTTGCGTCTGTTCTTGGATTCCTAACAGCCTGCGGATCGTCAACAGGATACATTCCTAATTGCAACTGAGGTTGATCGGGTTCCCAGCACGTTGGGCACACAAGAATATTAACATTCTTGGTCTTTATTGTGAGCACCTTCAACTGCTTGAGCTTATAGCGAAACCCGCAGCGGTCGCATTGCGCTATCGCAAATTTACCCGATGCAAATTTATTAGGCATTAGTAGCCACCAAATCCTAAGAACCCCTGGCGCGGGACCAATCTAAGGGGCGCTTTCTCTCGATCTTCTTCAGAGGCTAATTGCCAAGCTTCATCATATTGAGCTTTTAACATCCCCATTCTTTCCATGCCGCCCTCAACTTTCATGGATAGCTTATAGGCTAATCCAGCAATTAAAGCCTCTTGGAATCGAAAGGGAATATCCTCTACGTTAACGCCATTGCCTGCGTCTTGGAGCCTTCTGAGTCTCCAGTAAATAAGCGTGTAATAAGGTGTTGAGATTGAACCCTGATCGGGGGCCGGCCACACTGTTATATTAGGAAACTGCGTATTGCTTACCGTGGCTCCTGAACTATGAGAGGCTGCTGTCGTATTGTTTTGGCCTCTTAGTACATTATTCAACGTCGCAAATGCTGAAACACCTGTAGCCACGTTTTGCGCTTGGGTGCTAGTACCGTAGTAATAAATTGTTTCCGATCCAATGTTTGCATATCCTGCATATGGCACCCCTGTGAGAGAAGACATTGGTACTGTCGTAGACGATGATGTGATATTCGCGGCCAGGGTTCCCGTGAAAACATAAGTCTGTCCACCTAATCTGTCAATGTAAATTTGAATGGGGCGCCCGGTCGCAAGTTTATTCGGGATGGTTGAATAGGTACTTACCGAGATCCGGCTGATATTGATGTCTGTTTGATTCGATCCAACCCCTGTGCGGATGGTTGTTTCTACAAGATCTACAGTATTGATGGGAAGCGGATAGGTAATCTGATTGGCATAGAGTTGAATGGCCCCCTGCTCCATGGTCCATAGGTTAATTCCTCGATTGGCCCATTCAGATAAAAGAAGGTTCAGTGAGCGTCTTGCAGTTCGTAATTCGTATCCTGTGCGAAGTTCCCTACCGCAGCGCTCAAAGGCTTCCTCCACAATTTCATTTAAATTGGGGTTGAATGTCGTTAGACCGGTTGTTGTCATTTTCCTAGCCTCCTATAGGGCGCGACTTTTTTGGCGATGCCCTTTGGTTGTGCGACAAACTGTTGGCCCTTAGCCTTTCCCGCCCTCTTGGCTCTTGTGGTTGCTGCGTATTCTTGGGGAGACAACGACTTTATAGCCGCCTCAGGAAGGTACCTCTCACCGGTTTCTGAGGACTTTTTACCGCTCTTGGTTCGCCATTTCTGGTCGCCCCAAGCCTTAAGAGATTGCTGCGGGGCTTTTATCATACAAACCTGCCCTTGGTTTTTCCTCGCTTGGCAACGCCGTCAGCCCTGACTGATGCTGATTTTACCGACCCACCCTTTTTGAATCTTTTTTCAAGATTAAATCCAACATAAGGTGTGCTCATCGAAGCCTTTTGGCCTTTACGTTTTTGAGCCTCTAAATCCGCAATCAATTGCAAATTTGTATTTTTATCTACCGGCATATTATAGGTCATCCTTCCAGATGCTCCGACGCCACCGGGCCCAACGTCAACATTTGTCAATTGCGCCTGTAGACGCTTTCTTTCTTCTTCGCTTAGATCCATAGGGTTATTCATGATTCGCTCCTAAAGATTGCATTCGTATTCCAAAAGTTTTGCTCGCAATTTTGCAATCTCTGCGTCTCTTTCGGCAAGCTTCTTTTGAAAGCTTTCATTCATGTCAACCCACATTTGTAAGCTTTGGGTTCTCTGCTTGTTGTCTTCGACCATCATATTAAATAGTCGTTCAGATGCATCGAGTTGTCTTTGGATGAAATTAATCACGATATCCACCGCCAGCGGCTTTGTATCGTTTGGCCAATAATTGAGCCTTCCTCGCAGACCAAAGTCCTGCTCCCGTCCCTTGAACTGCGGCTGCTTTAATCTGATTAAACAGGCGCTTTCTCATGTTGGGTTTTGTGTAATTGCCCGCTGCATTAACTTTACCGCCATGAGCGTACTCTAAAAAATCTGTATCGTCACGTCGGGATTTTAATTTCGGGACCTTCGATGGGTTTATTATTCCCATACCCCGGCTCTTGAGCATAATTGGCCTCCATAAGAGCCTCTAATCCCATGGGTAAATAGGGAGTCAGAGGGCGCAGATAATTTGGATAAGGTAATGGATTGTAGTCTGGAATTTCTGGCGGCGGCACCTCTGGATATCCAAAGTCAAGCTGCTTTGTCTGTTGCTCGCCAAATGGGAAAAATAACGATGGGAACGGAACTCTTGGGGTCGTAATTTTCGGGCCGGTTTTAATTTCTGTCGTTGGGGGTCCAACCGTGGGTATATCCAGACTTCCTCCCGGAATCGTGTCAACTCCGGGAGTTGGAACGAGGTCGATACCCGGAATGATGTCGATACCCGGGATTGTGTCCGCACCTGGGGTTTTTATAACAGAAACGGGCGGGACGATGCTAGTAATGCTCCCTGGATTAATCGGGACATTAACAGGTATATTGGGTTGGGTGTTAATAGGACCCCCAACAATCGTTCCTATTGGGGTATAGACAGGAGTTTTAAACTCGGGATTTGGTTGAGTTTGGACTATTGGCGTTGATGTGACCGGCGTGCCGATGATTGTATTTGTTGATGGGTTAAAGAACAGATCTGTACCGATAGCTGGATTTGCGCCCTGTAAATTGACGACCTGAGGATTCCCCGTGGCTGTTGATACAAGCGCCGTCCCCGAACTTGGATCGACGCTGATGATTGTCCCCGTGCCGATGTTGGGTTTTGACACATCAATCGTCCTACTGGCTCCCGATGGATCAAACACAGTTGCAAGAACAGGGAGCTGCGATGGATTTATCATACCTTGTAGCAACTGTGACTGCGTCAACCCGAATGCGGATTGAGCATAGTCTGTTGATATGTTTCTTTGAGATACCGTATTTGCGTTGTATGGGACCGTGGCGCCTATCGTTACGTCGGGTGACAAATTGCTTCTATTGATTGTCAGTAGATCTCGATTTGGAAGCGTTACTAATGCTTGCGAGTCGTCTAGTCCTATAACACGCCCAAATCCCGAGAATGGGTCTAGCTTTAATTCATCTACCTTTATTTGCACGTTGCCTGATGCATCAACCTGTTTTTTAATGGGCGCCACATAACCATTGCCAATCACCACCGAATCACCCACATCAAAGTCTGACATAGTGGCGACGCCTGAATCCCGCGTCTTGGGAACGAATGCAATAGATCCGTCATTCGTTATGGCAAACGAACCCCTATCATTTGATGAAATAATACTTCCGGTCTGAAGATCCCCGTAGCTTGCATTGATATCGACCGATTTGGCGACCTGCTCTGTCAAGAATCCCATCAACGGATTGGATTCTTTTAGGGCTTGAATTGATGCGGGATCTGCTTGTGTTACAAGGTTTAACGCATTATTAAATAAATTGTTTGTATCGATTAC